GTAGGACAGCTAAAACGTTTTTGAGAAAAAAACCCACCCCCCAATGTGACGGGGGATGGGCTGGCGTATTGGTGCGTGTTTATTTAGTCATTGTTGTTTAATGGTTTGTTTCCACGACTGCTGTTGCAGGTGAGGTGGGCAGGGGCTAACGGTGATAAAGGATTTCCTGCATCCACGTGGTCAGCTGTGATTTGTTTGCGGTCAGTGAATGGTTGGCCGCATAGGTGGCAGTGGGTCGCATACTGTTTGATGTGTTCGCGTGCGCGCCGATAGTCTGCACCCCTGTATAGGGTGCGTTGATTCTTACGGTCATTAATTATTTTCATTCGTTCAGCTTCGTGGGTGGGGCAGTAGGCCATTCCAGGTTCGCCAAGTTTGCCGCATGTCATGCAGGGTTTCCTAAACATTAGCGTGCCTGTTTTCCCCAACCGTTACCCTTGAACGCTACACCGGTAACGCGGTAGTCACGTGTCATGGGCTGGTCGCATTGCACACATGCTGGTTTCGTTTCAGGTTCGGTGATGCCACGTGTTATCACTACTGACTCATGACAGGTGTTGCATTCATATGCATAGGTGGGCATTCAATTATTCTTTCTATTCGGCGGCAGGTGCGATGTCGAAATCAAATGTTTGTTGGCTTAGTCTGTTAGCTATCAGCTCACAGTAGGCTTCATCCAGTTCGACACCGATGATGTGCCTGTTCATGTTGCGTGCCGCTAACAGTGTTGCGCCTGAGCCGGCGAATGGGTCAGCTAACACACCATCAGGGCAGTGCATAATTAACTGTTCCATGAGGGCAACGGGTTTGGGTGTTGGGTGGTCGGGCCTGTTGTTTGATGGCAGGGTTGGGATTGAGTAGATTGCTGGTCGGCGGCGGCCCACCCATCCTGAACCCATCACATAAATTTCCTCAGTGATGTCAGCCCACACCATGTTCAGGTCACCGCTGAATCCTGCACCGCCACGTTTATCCCAAACGATGAGTTGTTTTACATCAGCTGGTCGTGGTTGTTTCCATGTGCCAAACACTAACGCCGGTTTGTTACCCCATAGGGTTAGTGCCTCATCACGCACGTTTAGATTGCGGTCACCGGCTATTTCATTTAATTCTTTGCGGCGGCCTGAGCGATATGCCATCCCATATGGTGGGTCAGTGACCAGCACATCAGCTTGATTCCAGGTTGTTTCGGTTAGGCAATCGGCGTGATACAGGGTCACATAATCATCCTGATAGTAGATACTCATTCGGCTACCGGCCCATTATGTTTGAACCACAGTCTTAATTGTTTGCGTTTGGCTGGCAATATTATTACCTGAGGCCTGTTATACCAATACCAGCCTTTATAGTAACCATACGCGCTAGTTTCATAAATAGCCCATTCCATCCCACATTCGCAAAGCCATCGTGTTCCAACACCTAATTTGGTTGTATCAGGTTTGTCACATAGATGTTCGATGTGCGTGAATTGCCCTGTCATAGTTTTCCTCTACATTTTGTGGCTGATTGATTCCCAATCGGGTCACGTGTGTTGATACGTTGCACCAGCTAAACAACGCACTGTGGATGTGGTGGGAATCGAACCCACGTCTTGCCGCGTTCCCTTACAGGCTTTCACAACAATCAAAACCATTTCACACCCTGACTGATAGGTGTCAGGCCAAGCCCACTATTAGTAGGGTTGCACCCATCAGCCAAAAATAACCTAACCTTGAATACGCGGTGACGAAGTGTCGGTGCGCAACATTGGGTTAGGTGTTAATACAACTATTCAACCACCAGTTTCGACACCGCGCCAGTGAATGGTTTTCCCTGCTCAACCATGAACGTAACCAAACCAGGTTGAGAGTCCTCACCGCTGGAACGCATATACCAGCCTGAACCGTTATCCAATGTGGCGGCCTGAACCCAAAAACGTGACCGGCCTTTGGTGTCTGACCCTAGTTCCTGCACCCTGAGGTGGTGGAAATGGCCGGTGACTAGAATGGTTGCGCTACTCAGTGGGCTGTTGCCAAACGATGATTTGCGCCAAAAATCAGGGATACCATCGGGCCGCGATACCTGATGGCCATGAATGAGTCCAATGCGGTGACCAAACACATCAATGGTTAATGATTCATCATGTGTTGATGGCTCATAAAATTTGATTGGCAATCCTTTTTCACCAGCAAGGCGTGCCAGCTGTCGGCCAATGAACACACCCCAATCATCGGTTGGTGTTCCCACAACCTGTTTCTGCACACGCCATTGGCAATGGTTTGAACCTACCGATGCATAAACAACCTCAGGTGCAACAGCACACAAATCTTTTAACAGTTCCCATAGCACTGTTGCCGCGACATCCAACTGTTGCATGATGCTCAAATCATTAGTGCGCAACTGTTGCAGGTTCGCCGCATTTGAAAAGTTTTCAATCAGGTCACCCACATCAAACACAACAACACGTGCCGGTTTTTCCTTTTTGATTTGTGCCAGCAATTGAGCTTTTACAGACTCAACACGTGCCAACAGTTGTTCAATACCGCCGCGATGGTCGGTTTTACCAATCTGTAAATCTGACCAACAAATTATGAATGCTTTATCAGTTGTGGCAACCTGTTTAGTTTTGGCTGATTTATTTACACGTTTTGCGGCGGCAAACAATGCCGGTAAGTCAGTGACCTCTGTTTTTAGTCTGAAATTAAATCGGTAGCTGGTTAGCCATTCGCCATCGTAGCGTTGCCAGCGTGAGGTGCGTGGATTGCCAATGACCTCATATTTGTCTGCCGAATATCCGGCCTGTTCCAGGAACTCAATGAAATCAACACCATCAGCTAAACCATTTGTGGTTGCTGTTCCCTCAGTGCCATCGAACTCAACAGCAACAGGGCCTAAGGGTGATGTTTCAATGCGTGGTGCAGGTTTCAGATTTTCCAGCATGAACAGCCTTTCAAACGGTGTCGTTTAATTATCGCACCGCCAAGTTTGATGCCACGCAAACCCAACGCTGTTTCTAATGCCTGATATTGCCAATCAGGATTCATTACAGCGGCAGAAAGAATGTCGGCATCAACCTTTTCAAGTGTTTCTAGCGTGGTGCGAACCTTGCATGGCCACACCTTTGCAGGTGGTGTTAGGTCACTTAATAGGCTCATTCGGTTTCCAACTTAATTGAGTTAGCCCAAACCTGACCAGCATCGCCACCCCAAGCATCCCAAGCAACCCTGCCAGGTGACGGAAACCCATCCTCACCGCGAACAAAGCCCGTAGCTTTTTTATCGTTTTCATGTCTAGCGAAATAGGAACGCATGCGAACAATCGTGTCAGCACTCACAGCTTCGCCGCGTGCCAGCTGTCCAGCACGTGCGCGGCCAACAGCGGTAAAACCTGAACCGGCTTTGCCTTCGGCAATCCAATCAAGTGCGCGTTGCGCCGCTTCCTGAACGCTGGTTGGTGGTGTGTATGTTTCAGCCATTTTCATTTCCTTTAATTAGTGCAATAGCGGTATTAAATCCTGAATCCCATTTTGCGCAATCGTTGCCACAATTGCATTTGTCAATTTCTGCCGTATTTAGCAACATTTTGATAATGCGGTCACGTTCATTAATCTGACCGGCGCGAAATCCCTTTGTGTAAGGTGTTTCATTCATTAGGGTATTCCGAACCAATCGATGCAACAAGCTCACTTGCGGCCTCTAATGCGGTAGCCATCGAAACAATCAAATCAGCCAGCGGTAACCGAATCGCATCAAAATCAGCTGACCACACCAAATTGTCATTACGCAAAACATCAATAGCAAACTGAACATCAATTTTTTTAGTCAAGTTCATGCACCCACTTACTGATAGCAATTGAAATGTCTGAACCAGCTGGTGCGATGTCACGCAATTCAATTAGTCGGCGGCCAACATTGAAATCATTTTGTTTATTAATGCGCGCCATCATTGCGCCAATTTCAGCAGGGTCAATGTAAATGTTTCCATCCTTACGTTTAGGTGATTTTTCCAATTCCAGGTTGGGCAGTTCAGTAACCTCATCACTCATTGTTTCTTTTACCCAAAAACCCAAAGCATCGCGGCGAATGATTGAGTTTTCAACTAAGTAAGCGATTAGCCGCGAACGTTCAGCAATTGCGCCCTCATCAAAACCGGCTTGCCAATCTTTCATGTTGATTATTTTTACTATTTTCATTTGTTTCCTCTCTAAACATCCCATGAAGCAACGCGCCCATAACGTTTTTCATATGCGCGATGATAACGGGCCTTTGCGCGGTCAGCACGCAATTCAGCTTTAACCCACAACCATGCAGTGACACGATGGGCCAACCATGAACGCAATGATTTTGAACCGTTTGCGTGTCTGCTCATCGTGGATAGTTCCTGACAATTTCACGAAATAGCCAACCAGCAAAAATAACGATGCCAATTAGTGCGATTGGGCCAACAATGTTGCCGGCGTATTCAGCCAACCAATCTGTGGCCGCGATGAATGCTGACACGATGACGTAACCGCCAATGATTGCTAGAAATGTTTTCATTAGGCATCCACCTTTGCATCATCCAAAATTTGTTTAGCCATGTCGGGGTCAATCGATGCTAATTTTTCACCGATTTTAATCATGCTTTTGGTTTCAAATATTTCTGCCAGCTGGTCAAACATTAACGGGTCAGTGGTTTTGATGTAACGACCCAATGTAATCAAATCCTGTTTGGTCATTATTTATTCACCTTTGCTGGCATGGCAACTGATGCAATAACGGTTGGGGCAATAAATGCTTCCCATTCCAGTTTCAACAAACCCAATGCCGAAAACTTTTCAAGGCTGGTCATGTCGCTGTTTTTGATTTCAGCCTCACGATTTTTAAAGGCTGTCACCTTGTCGTTGAATGCAATTAGAAAGCGCAACTCTGTCGAATCCATTACGCACCAACCTTTGCAAGCTGTTGTTTTAGGTCATTGAGGTTGGCCTCAGCTACACGTAGTAATGGAAGCTGGTAGCGAAGCACAGCAACGTTGCCATTTACGCGGCTGTAACGGATGTCTGATTTAAGTGTGTTGATGTAATCACTCTCAGCTGTGATTTCCCATTTCAACTGTTCGATGCTCATTTTTTTCCCTATCTATGTTCCAGGTATTTCCCTGATGTATTAAAACTAACAAAAAAACAGCAACCTGTGGGGAAAAACACAAAACTTTTTTAATAACAGTTAGATAACGGAAATTGTTACATGCGCACCATAGGGGCAACCATCGCCATAACGTTTGCTGGCCAAAATCTCTGTAATAATTGCATCATCGCTGATGATTCCACTCATGGTCAAACTATCGCCAATAGCGCGAATTTGCTTGTCAAGGTCATAGGGCGTTGTTGGGTATTCGCGTTTAACAGTTTTAGGTCGTTCAACACAAAAATGAACTTCAAGTTTTAGGGCTGAATTAAAAAATGGTTTTTCCTGCAATTCCAGGAACTGACTATGAATGGCATCAACAACAGCTGTTCGCCAAACTTTTAATTTTTTATCATTGCTGGCAATCATACGGCCATTGCCAATGTGTTTCATCGAACCCTGACCGATTGGTTCGCCGGTCACATTGAAACTAAAACTCAATGTCATCGTGCAACTTTTTTTGCGCCCACCCGTAACCCAAAATCATTGCCGAAATCACAAACAGGCACGCCAGCACGCACCCCACAACAATCAACCACAATGTTGTGGCTTCGGCGGCCAACGCAAAAATAACAAACGCCACCACCAAAGCCACAGCAAATTGCAACATTAGAATGGCACGTTTCCGTATTTGCGTAGGTCATCCTCATCAACAGCTGGCGCGCTAGTAGTGCGTGGGCCAAATGATTTTTCAACAATGATGGTTGATGCAGATACGTGCAGATTGTAACGGGTTTCACCCTTGTATTCCTCAGCCACAGTTTTCTGTGTGCCAACAACGGTAATCAAATCGCCCTCAGCTGGCAGTTGCTGGTCACCAATCCAAACAGTGAAAAAGGTGCGGCCCACAGTCTGCCATTCACCAGCCTCATCCTTTTTGGAATGACGTTCAACAACCTTGACACCCTTAGTGCCTAAAACGCGCTCAACAATACCCTTGAATTTAATGTCAGCCATTTTTGGCCTTCCTCTCTAATCGTGTTTTTATCTTATCCCAAACCGCCGACACTTCTAACGATATGGTCAATACGAACGCAATCGCGATGAGCGCACAAACGATAACCAGGAACATAAAGGTTCCCATCCAAAATTGGATTGTTGTTAGCATCGAACTCACCTGACCACGCAAGGCACTCTTCCGAACCATAGGTTATTCGTTCCTGTCTAGTGGCTTTGCAACTGTCGCACCGGATTTGTTTATTGCGTTTGCCAGCGATTTCCCATCGGAAACCACATCGGGGGCATTCGGCAAAGTTATACACATAATCAGGTTAGTTTGTTTCATCGACATCGGCAAACAGGTTTAGGCCATCCAACAAGATAGTCAATGCTAATTCAGCTTGTTGTGGCACAACACCATTGCCAATGCAGGTAAATGCTTCGCGCCTACTCAAACCAGCATCAGTCACAAAACCAGCTGGCAACCCCATCAACCATTCAGCAAATTTTGGTGAATAGCGCGCATTTCCATCACGCCCATCATTCACAGTTGGTGGTGGTGCAGGGTTTCCGGTGATAGATTCCCAACGTTGAATTGCATCAACATATTTGCCCCAATTGCCATCCACATATTCGCCGCTGTTAAAAATCACTCGCGCGACAGTATCTGTTTGCACCTCACCATTGCGCACATGTTCGGCTTGGCTATCTTTCCAATCCCGACTGATTGGGGTAGGCAATAATGAAAACTCTGAATCGTGCATGAGCTGAACCGGCATCGCTTGCGCGAACACTTGCCCATCGGCAGTCCATCCCCAATTCGGCCAAACTTCCTGCCACAGCCCCCAATGACCGCAAAGCAGGTTCAACTGATTCGTCACCCAAACACCATTCACACTGTTCCAGGTTGCTACTGGCACTGGCCGATAGGATTCCTCTGACATTTTCAATAACCACCAATCTAGGTTTAATTTCCTCAATAGCGCGAACAAACTCTGACCACAAACCTGAACGTGTGCCATCACGCAAACCAGCACGCCGCCCAATCAAACTAACATCCTGACATGGAAACCCACCGGTCAAAATATCGACACTCTCAATAGCCGAAAAATCAACCTGAGTTACGTCACGATAATTTGGAACATTAGGGAAATGCTTTGCCAGCACCTTAGCTGGCGCATCAGCCCATTCACAATGCCATGCAACCTCAGCACCTGTAATTGCAGAAACAGCGGCATCCAAACCGCCATAACCACTAAACAACGAACCAATTTTTAACGTCATTGTTTTCGCCAAACTGATGGTGAATGGTTAGCCTCAATTGCTTGCTTGGCCTCAACAGACTCATAGAGTCGCAATACATGAATGCATGGGTCGTTTTCCTGCCATTCCTCATCCTCAATTTCGGAAGTTGGCAACCCATCATGGGTGTAGCAAACACTAGGGCCAACCCAATCATTTTCAATGCCAAACTTTAACCACTCATCAAATGTCATTATTTTCCCTCACCAATCCGGCTGTAATGGCCCTCAAATTTAAACTGCAACGTTGCTGTCTGACCATGACGATTCTTAGCAACATTCAACCACATCATTCCAGGTTCATCCTTTGAACGGTGTAACAAAATCACCACATCGGCATCCTGTTCAATCGAACCTGAGTCACGCAAATCAGACATTTTAGGCATTGATTCTTTTTGCGCCTCAACGTTGCGATTCAGCTGTGCCAGCGCGATAACCGGAACATCCAAATCTTTTGCCAACGCCTTTAACGCACCGCTAACCATTGTCATAGCTTCATAACGATTGCGGCCCGACTGAACATCAGCAATCAAACCCAAGTAGTCAATAACGATGGCTTTCAAAGGCACGCCCTGACGTTTAATCGAACGCGCAAAATTACGAATCGATGCCAGCGACTGATTGCCCCTGTCATTAATGGTCAGCAAATTATGCAATTCACTAGCCCGTTCATCAATACGTTTTTTCTCAACAACACCCAACAAACCCCTATCAAGGGAATCCATAGGAATCGATAAAACCTGTGACACCAAACGATTCATCAATTCACGCCTAGACATTTCCAACGAATAAAACGCCACAGCACCAGCCGATTCATTCTTTGGCAACACTGTCGCATTACGTGCCAACCCAAAAGCGGCCTGTAATCCAATAACAGTTTTACCCACGCCAGGGCGCGCACCAATAATGTAAAGGCCACCCTTACGAAACCCATTCAACAGCTCATCCAATTTGTGAATGCCGCTGGTTGCGTTAATCATCACTTCATCCAAGCTGGCGCGATATGTGCGCAACACCGATGGCATGTATTCAACCTCATCAGTCACAGTTGTTAGCTGTAACAAATCCAACTGCCGGTAAGCCGATTCCAAAACATTATCAGCTGACAAATCCGATGTAGCTTCCTCAACCAGCATCGTTCCGGTCTGAGCCAATTTACGTTTCAACGCCGATTCACGAACCTTGCTGGCATAGTAAGGCGCGGTTGCCGATGTAGGACATTGACCCATGCAATTAGACAAATACGAATAATCGAACTTTGGTGACATCGAAGCCGAATCAATCGGCTCACTGTTCGCCGCACGTTTGGCAAACTCAGTCCAAATTTTTTCATTCAGCGGCTCATAGAAATCGGCTGGCGATAATTCAAGTTCATCGAACGTTCGCACACCACCCAATAACACCGCACCAATCAAGGCCTGTTCAATACTCATTTAATTCTGTCCTCAGGTTTAACAAACCATTCATCATTTGACCGTTGCGATAACGCGCCCTTTGCAAACTTGTCAGCATTGCGCATCCAAGTGCGAAACCGCGCCGCCATATCCTTAACCTCACGCTGTTTTCCAGCCGCAACCAGGTAGTCAATCATTGCAGAAATTTCCGAAACTACATCAGCGTTTGGATACTGATTTGAGAGTTTTGAAAACTCATCCTCATCAGGAAACCAATCATGTGAAAATCCATTTTTGGCCTTAGTTTCATTAACGTTTCTTATTACGTTTTGCGTGCCACTAGCTGTCACCCCTGATTTACCTGAGCTGTCACCCCTGAATACCTGAGCTGTCACCCCTGACTCATCATTTACCTGAGCTGTCACCCCTGAAACAAGCACCCAATAGCGATTAGATTTGTATTGGGAATTAGTCGGCGCACCATTGACCTCAACAGCCAATTCGCCCAACTCAACAAGTGTTTGGATGTCACGTTTAACGGAACGTTCCGATGCGTTAGCGTAACGCGCAAGCGTGCCGATTGATGGCCATGCCCCGTTGTCACCTTGATGGTTAGCGATGCCCAACAACACCAGTTTTGCCCTGCCGGTAGCTTTTGAGTTATTTAAAACAGCTGACATTATTTCAACAGCCATTAATAAAGGCCCTCTTCCAAATATCCCATGCGGCTCAAACGAATCATTGCGCTAGTAAATGCGGCCTCAGGATTTGGATAATGTGCCGCATACGTTGCAAGGAAATCAGCACGCACTGCATCCAGCGTGTTGAACACAAGGCACTTGCACAACAAACCCAATTCAAATGGTGTCATACGCTCATCCAAAACCCATTCATTAGGCACTTCGATTGAACCTGTTTTTGCCTGTCTAACAATTGACATTTCTTTTCCTCTCAATTCCAGGGTGTTTAGCCTGAAAACTTTTTAATTTTTTGTTTGTGGTTGAAATCTTGAATCTCAGCCAACGCCATAATAACCTGCAAATCCCAAACCTGTGTTTTTGACCGCTTCGGCGTTTTGATTTCCTTAACGACTAGCTTGGATTGCCGGCCAACAGGTTTACTTTTTTGTTGCTGGCGGCGTTTATGTTTCGGCTGTGAAAACTCAACCAATGCAGGTTCAACATGATGAGCTAACCTAACACAGTCGCTATGACCGCACGTGGCCACATCAGGATAAATAACCAACCCATCATTATTAATTGGTGTGTCATTGTCATCAAACAAACCTTGATGTGGAACACAATAATCATCGTCATATTGAACACGCAACAAACGTGTGGTTTGGCAATCAACACACAATGGTGTTTTGCCACGCTCAATAGCCTTCTCATAGGCCCAAACGCTTAAACACTGATTTCCACATCGGGAACAGTCATGCTTCATTTCATTCCTCTCAATGAAATCTATGTTGGGATAACTCTACGTTGCCAATCGTTATCAAGCAAATACCAGCTATTTGATGGTTGATGGAACACCGGCGTTAATTCAGGCGTTGCGCCCCTGTCGCATTTCCAACCTGCCAGGCGCGCCGAATCAGCCGCACGCGATGAGGCTTCCATTTCAAAATTAACAAACCAGCACAACAGAATGAGGTTGGCCGGATTGTCGCGCTTGTTACTGCCACCCATGCCACGATTCATCCTATGTTGAACGGTTAGGGTTTCAGTTGTGCCGCAATGCCAGCACTGTTCCTCATCACGTGCAATTAGTTTTTTTCTATCCTGTGGTTTCAAGCGAACCAGCTACTTGTGCAGTTACAGGAAACGCCTTCATCGTTCATGTCTATCAAATATGGTTGTTCCTCTGATGCATGCCGCAACTCAGTCAAACTGAAAGGCGTTTTTTTGCCATTAATAGTTCGACTCAAAATAGTCACCTCAACACCCAAAAAATCCTGCATTTTTTCTTCCTGTTTTTCCCATTCGGCAAAACGGTCAGGCATTTTGTCCAACAGATTTTTGAACTGCTTATGTCCAGCACGAACACAACCACCGCCACAATTGTTGTGTTTAAATCCCATCGAATAAAGGCGTGGCGCGCGTAACCCAATTTTTTCGGCCTCATCAATCATTTGCTGTTTTGTGTAAAACGGTTCAGCTGTCAATGGTGCGGCAACATGATACGGTTCATAACCGCGTTCAACAGCGGCCAACCGGTGCGTTTCAGTCCAGTCAATGCCCACATAAATCATCGTGCTGGCAGGGTCACAGTTTTCCCAAATCCATTTCTTAGCTGGCTTCTGTTTTAGTTCAGCCGAACAAGGCGCAAGGCGAGAGTTGCCCAAAAACTTTCTATCCCTAAAAACTTCCCAAATGTTGCGGCCCTCAATTAGCGTGACCAATTCAGCACCCAACATCGCCGCCGATTCCTCAACAAATCGATAAGTGTCCTCATCCTCACCGATGTGTGGATTATCTGTATCGCCTTTAACATCGCTAAACAGCAACACAACATCATCAGGGCCAAATTGTTCAACCACACGTTTTGCAGTCATCCATGAACCAATGCCGCCACTAAACATCACAACATGTTTCATCGGCCAACCCCTGACGTTTTCCAGGTCAGCTCAACCATGCGCGCCTGTGACTGAATGTTGGTTTGCACATCCTGCAAATGGCGCAACTTCGCCTTAACCCGATTCAATTTAGCCTTAGCCAAATCCAATTCAAATTTGATGTCAGCGGTTGCCAGCGTTGCTAACGCTTGCCGGTCAATTGCTGTTCCAACAGCATCCAACAAAGCTTGCGCCTGAGCGCGCGAAAACTCAAAATCTAGTCGCGCAACTTCCGTTTCACATTCCAACAACGCATCGACACCCTTAGCGGCCTCAGCGCGAACCGATGCCAATTCATTGATTATCGTGTCGGGTGTTTGAAATTCCATTTTTCAACCTCTCAGCCAGTCGTATTAATTCGGTGTCGGCCCTACCAGCAATGGCGAACTCACCAACCGATAGGGCCAACTCACGCAACTCATTTTGCTGTTTTATTGCCGCCCACAGAATCGCCTGAGTTTTTGAATCCATCAGCCCGTTCCTTAATCACAGCTAACACATCATCAGCCGCGCCAGCCTGTCGTGCATCCTGCCACAACACTCTAAGTTTATCGACATCATCCAAACCCGATGCCTCAGCAATCCAATCACGATTATCTAAATGGCGTGCAACCTTTTCCATTTCGGTTCGCGAAGCACGTTTTTTGTTTCCACTGAACAACCAGTTGGCCACGCACCTTCCGATGCTGGAAGTTTCTGCATTTTCAAGGGCTGATGTTTTGTTTGCGCCACCAGTGCCATCAATTTCAAAAGCCCAACCAGTTGATTTTGGCAAATCCTGCAATTGGTCATCAGCTGACAAATACAAACGGGTTTCAATAACCCACTGACCGCGCTGGCGGTCATCCTCAGTCGTGTGATTGATTGACACCAAACGTGCATCCTGAGTCAATGGATGTTCCCAAAATCGTTTTAGACGTTCCTCAACGGTTTCGTAATCTGCCAAATTAAATCCGGCCATTATTTGTTTCCTCTCTTAATAACTAGGAATGGGCTTGCCCCGTTCCTGCCAGCCTGACGTGCAACAATAACGTCACCATCAAGCAAACCTTTTTTAGCGTAACCCATCGCATCCAAAACCTTTGATTTCCAGGTGTTTAGTGTTTTTTCAGAATCGTTAAATTCTGCCAGCGCATAAAGTAGTTGATTACCCAATTCGCCCAACTCAATTTCGTCATCAACGATTTCGGGATTCATTGCGCGCACTGTTTCATAGGTGCTGGCCGAACCATCCCAATCCGGTTTCGTATCCGATTCAATGTAAGACATAAATCGCAAAACCTGTTCGCGGTCAATGTCCTGCTGGAACGTGTCAGCCTCAACGCGGTATTCACGATACTTGTTACCGCTGAACAAGGCACAAACAACAGCCTCACTGAAACCAAACACGCGCAAATAATGCTGAACCTGTGTCAAGTAGTAGCGTGGCACACCATCAGCTGACCCCACAACGCCCTGTGGCATTAGTTTCCAATCATCAGGGTAGGCGGCTGTTTTGATTTCGATAATGCCCCACGTGCCATCCTCGCGCTGATAGATACCGTCAGGGTTAGCGTGCGCCCACGTATCAACATTATGTTGCCATGTTCCAGCATCACGCCACACTGTCAGTTCAGGATGTGATTCGGCAAACTTATCCAAAATGACCGATTCTAGGCGCGACCCCCATTCCATCGGTTCGCTCTGAGGAATTTGGCTATCAATCTTGCCGGACTTCTTAGCCCACAACGTAAATGCAGATTCCCACTTGTTCAGGCCACAAATCGTGCCAACCTCACTGCCACCAATACCATCAGCACGAACCTCATGCCAGCGCGGTGACCCATTTTCAAAATTGCCAATCAGCTGTGCCGAACCCAATACCTCAGGTAGCACTACACTTGAATAAGACATCAATATTCCTCTCTTGGTGTCGGGAAACGCGCTGTTGAGTAATCCGGCGCGTTTTTCCTTTTCTGTAATAGTATTCAAACACTAACAGGAACGGAAGACATTTTTATGGTAATTGAAAAACCAAACGGAATTGAAATCATTTGTGATTGGTGCGCTGGCCGGTTGTCCGACTACTTAACCAATCCAGCCGATTTGCCAAATGACCATTTGACCGCGTATGGTTTAGCTGAATCATTTGGAATCAAAACAATAGCCGGCGGCGAAAGGTGTTCATACTGTGAATAAATCAAACAGACTCTATAAAGATTTGATGCGTGAAATACAAAACCTCAACGATGAAACGCCCTGCCAGCAAAACCCTGACTATTGGGATGATGACCTACCAGGTGTGGATTGGGAAACGCGCAAGTCACAAATTGCTGGCGCAAAATCATTGTGCGATGACTGCCCCGTTAAATGGTTGTGCCGCGAATACGCTGTGGTGGCCAATGAACCAACCGGTGTTTGGGGTGGTTTATCGGCAGCTGACCGAGAAAAACTTGTTACCAATTCGTGATAATTTTTTTGTGTTTTTCCCCACAGTGGTTCGATTTTGTGCAATACTAAATACATCAGCAATCCAGCTGGTCACAAGATAGGGGTATCAAATGGAACACAAAATTACAAAACAGCGTGATTACAGTTTTGAATACCGCGTTACCGCAACTTGCACATGTGGATGGTTTGCATCACAAACAAAAGGCACTTACCAAACCAAAACATCAAAGGCCACGAATCAGGAACTTGCTTGGCTGGTCATTGAACATAAAGAGGATGTTGCTGAAATAGTAACCGCATAGACTTCCCCACTAACCCCCTATCGGTGGGGTAAGGCAAAACCCCCTGCAAATATCGGCAGGGGGTTTTTCGCAACCTAAAACTATTTTTTGTTTTGCTGTTCCTTAGCTTTCTGAACAGCATCCTGAACAGCATCCTGAACAGTATCCGAATCAGCATGACCAGTAGTTGCAATCGCATAACCAATAGCCCCAACAACACCAATCATGAGAGTTCCCCACGCAATCACAACACCCGTAATCCACGAACCCGAAACCACAGCACCAACACCAGCTGACCCACCCAAAATGAACAGGAACAAACCAAAGCCACGCCACAACAAAGTTGCCAACACAGCCAACACATCATTCAAACGCTCACGCATTATTTAACTACTTTCTTAACAGGCGTAGGAACTACAACAGCTGGCTTGGCAACCGGTTCAGGGGTTTCCAGGTGCGCCGAATCAATCAATTTTTGTTTAGCAATGAGGGCCTTGATGAACGGAATTGGGTCAATGAATCTTGAACCATTAGCCGACCACTGATAATTTTTGCCTTTGTAAATTTCAAAATGTAGGTGTTTGCCAGTGACATCACCTGATGAACCCATGCGGCCCAAAACAGTTCCAGCTGTAACCCTGTCACCCTTTTTAACCTTAATAGTTCCCTCAACCATGTGAGCATAAACCGAAACATAAAGGTGCGTATCAATGTTGTGACGAATCATCACGTGATGACCAAAACCGCCAACCGAACCATCAGCCTTTTTTAGCTTTGACGGGCCAGCATAAATAACGACACCTTTGGCAAACGCTTCGTTATAGACGTTAGCTGATGCCCACAAATCGACACCGTTGTGGTGCGACTTTTTGCCGCTGGTGGGATGTGTGCGCCAACCAAATGGGGATGTGACTTTGAACTGTTTGCCCAACACGCCATCAATAGGGAACTGATACAACATTAAACACCAAACACTTTCATAATTCCGGCGGCCAATCCACCCGATGCCAAACTGATTCCAATCAAAACCCACTTGAACTGTTCCAGGGTGCGCAACCGGTTTTCATGGTCTTTGATGTTGCGTTCAACCCATTCAACATGTGTGGGCAGTTTCTCATTTAAACGCTCAACCTGTTTAATTAGTTCAATTGCCCATGCAGGGATTTGCTCAGACATCAGCTGACTCATCAAGGGTTACGTTGCTGATTGCTTCACCGCAAGGGCCACACGCAAAAGCTGTGGCATCAGTTTCCAAAACAACTTTGACATCAATATTTGGGCAGTCGGTTGTGTCACAAACTAAAACATACTTAGCCATTTGTTCCACCTGACTTCATTTGAATAGCAATCCATGAAATGTTTCGGGCAACCGCACCAGCTGAACCGCCTGCCCAAGTGTAAGCAGTGAAACCGCTGGTTGATGCGCTGGCATATGTTGCGCTAGTTACCGATGAGGATGACTGAACAGTTATGTAAATTTGCGGTGTCTGAGTAAAACGACCAGTAGTAAAAGTCACCGCACCGTTACCAGTAATTGAGTTCGTTCCCTGCTCAATTGCAAAAGGCTGAATACGGGTAGCACCACCCGAAGTGATTGCAATCTGATTAGGAAAAGTCGCATAGTTGCCACCACCAATAGCAGTCCAACCCGAACCATCGTATAGTTCTAGGGTTTTAGTAGCAGTAATAAATGACATCATTCCTGCACTTGGTGAATCAATCCTTGTTGCAGGTGTGGTGTCGCGTGCGGTAGTTGTTGCAAACACCATAACCGCCTGTTGCATTAATAGAGTATTTACTTCCGAAGCGCCAAGCACCGCGCCCGAAACAAAGGTTTTGAACCCTGCACCTGCCATAATTTTCTTCTTTCTATTAGTTCAATTTTACAGGGCTGTTAATAACCCAAAACATTTTGGTCAAGCACACCCAACAAGTTGTTATCCAACCTGAACTTGTCATCATTGGCCGACAACGCCAATTCAACTTTGTGAGTATCAATACCAATCTGATGTTTAATACCAATAATTTTTTGCGTGTTTGTAATAGCTGAACCAACCCCACCAGGTGTGAAAGTTATTTCAGCACCAGTCCAAAAATCCTGCCCCAAAATTTCGGCTTGCTGGTTGCCATCGATGGCATGCAAATCAACCGTTACAGATTCAACACGTAATTCAGGCTCTTCGTAAATACCCAAATAGTAGTTGGCCAAAGCTTGCGCATTTGAATCCGAACCAACCAACGAATCAGTTTGAGAATAAACACGAATGCCATACGCTGAACCATTAGTGGCGTTAGTAGCTGTGCCACCAGTGGATGTCACCTGCCGCAAAATAATGGTTTTGTTGTAATTCAATTCCGAACCATAAACAACAGAAATGTTTGTGTAGGGAATGGCTGTGCCACCGGCATCACTTAACGCAATGTTGTCAGAAGTGTTTGGTGGATACGTGGTAACAATGGTTAGGGTGCTGGTGGAAATGTTAGCTGTGCCATCCCAAGCCTGTGAATAATCAATTGATGCTGTATCGGTTGGCCCATAAGTGCCATCAAAAAATTCACCCAACGCACTTGTTTGTTCAATCAAAATGCCATCAACGTAAAGACTGCCGCCGCTGGTTTGTTTGTAGAAATAAATTGATGCATCCTCACCAGCAACAGTTGGGGTAGAAACAGCGTTGATGCGTGTCCATGTGTAGGCATTGACATATGTTGAACCGGTAACGCGGTCATCAACAACGCCGACTGTTCGGAAACCAGCCGCCCAATCTACGTAACCGCTAGTAGTCACATAAACATAAAAGCTAAACATGTATGGAAAACGGGTCACATAGGTTGCGGCAGTTTCGTCATAGGTGACAGGGTTCAAAACGTTAGTGGCCTTATACGAATACGAACCCTTATAAGCCACATCAGTTGAACGTGCGCCACCAGCCCAACCAGTAGTTGTTGCCGACTCAAAACCAGGAACCTTGCAAACGTTGTAACGGTAAGTTGTTCGTGTCGATGGATATTCTGAGGCCGCGCCTGATTTAAAAACTAGCTGGCCCGAAGCGTTAATGAACGCCGCGCCACCATCAGAAGCGGCAACTTGCTGAATGTAATCCCAAGCTGAAACATCATTCTCAACAATGTCGGTGTCCAACAAATATTGACCAGCATCCAACACAGTTCCACCAGCCCATGCAACAGCTGTTGAACTAGCAACCGATGCGATGCGTGCGCCGGCAAATTGTGCAGAAAACACCTGTGGTGGAACGTTAGCGTTTGCAATGCGTGTAGTTCCATCCAACGCACTAAACGTGGCAGTTTGGTCACCAACAATTGAGTAATCAAAAGTCCATGAATCAATGTAGCCAGTAAAAATGACCACACCACCCGATGTAATACGAACAGCGGCCTGAGGTTTTACCTGCCCATAAAATGGCGATGAGGAATATGACGGGTCAAAAGCCCTGTCGCGATTATCCAAAGTAACATTGCAGGTGGCCGCCGAATACGAATCAAGGTCACGCGACAAACCACGCGACACATCAACCGAACGAACATAGCTGGTGATGTCTAGGAACGTATAAACACCAACACTGCCCTGTGTAAAACCAAACTCAACCTTAGTAACAGGAACGGTCACGCACGCCACCCCTTACCGTTTGAACGCTCATAAGCCCTAATAGCATTCACAATTTCAGTTCCAATAGCCGCGCCATTAGCACCAGCACCAGCATTAACGGTGATGTTAATGTTGCTACCCATCGAACCCATTTTGTCCAACGGAATAATGGCCTCAGGTTTTCCGGCCTCAGCGACATTCACAATCGAACCGCCAGGTGATGGCATAACAATTCCACCCTTAGCAAGCTTCGGGATTGGGTCAATGTGCAGTTTGACTGTGCCGGCAGTAGCAACAGCCACACCATCCAACACCATGTTCAAACCACCAATAACCCCATTAATGGCATCAATCAAGAAATTAACGAAACCCTTAAAGCCATCAATTACGCCTTCAAAAATGCCTTTAACAAAATCACCAATAAACGTGAAAACTGTTTTAAAGATAGGCATCAGGCCTTTAACTAGGCCAACAATGAAATTGATTCGGTCACCCAATATTTCACCAAGCCATTTAGCCAGCATTGCAATGATGTCAATTACCGGCATCAACAACGTGGTAAATAGGT